CTGCGTGTCGTCGAGCGTGCCATCGGACAGCAGCGACCAGTCGACGCTGACCGAGTAGCGCGGCCAGCGCGTGTCCTGAACCAGCCGGATGTCAGGCACGGTCAGACCTTGGCGAAGGTCTGCTTCGCCGGAGCGGTCACCGTCGAGACCAGCGGCCCCTTCTCGCCCGGATTGTCGAGACCGAGATAGGTCTTGCCGACCGTCTCGAAGTGATCGGTCACTTGTTGCGTGATGACCTTGCCGGTGAAGAACCAAGTGTCGGCCTGCACGTCGTAGTAACCGACGACCTTGCTTCCCGCATAGAACTCGATGCGGTTCTTGCTGCAACGGACTTCGGTGTTCACCGAGTCGCCTTCGTGCTTGTAGTCCTGCTGTTGCGTGTTCTGCTGCTGCTGCGCTCCGCCAGCCGGCTGCGCGGCCGGGCTGCGCGGCGGTCGCTGCTGCTTCTGCTTGTTGACGTGGCGCAGCGACGCGAAGCGTGCGACGGTTTGCTGGCTGCTGCCGCTGCCGTCGTGCGGCGTCGGTGTGCCGCCGCTCTGGCCTTGCTGCTGACTGTCGTCAGGGCCATCGAGGCTGAGGACATAGGTGCCGGTGCGCCGGATCAGTGTCATCTGACCGAGGTCGTCGTACTGGGCGTTCTCGCCCTCCTTCATCTTCAACGGCCGATAGCGCCGGTCGTCCATCACAGCGCAAAACGAATGCGTGCGATTGCCGCCGGCATAGGACATGTAGCCTTCGGCGCAATCCTCGATCTGGCCGTCAGCGCCCTTGGTCGCCTTGCGCACCACGCTCGTGAAGCCGTAGTTCTGCGGCGCCTCGACTTTCTGGCGACCCTCGCCATACATCATCGTGCCCTTCATCTCCTGCATCAGTTGGCCGTCATCGACGGTGTCGATCAGCGTGCGCGAGCCGCCGCCGGAATAACCGACGAAGCCCGCAGTCAGCGGCGTCTGTCTGTGCATGAGGATGATTCCTTCTCAGAGTCCCGGTGGAGCGTAGGGGTTGTAGAGCGGGCTGGTCGGCGACGGCGGCGTGTCCGGCTTGGCGTCGCCCTTGAAGCGTTCATCGAATGTCGCTGGCGCCTGATCGCTTGTGGTCTTCCCCGGATCGGGCGGCGGTGGGCCGCCGGGCTGCGTCTTGTAGAGTTGGTCGCCCAAATCCCACACCGGCACGCATTCGATGATCGTGGTCGTCCCGCTCCTGTTGTCCTGCTGAAACGTCGCCGACTGAATCTTCAGCGGCATGTCGAGCATGGCCATCGGCGCGTAGACGTACACATCATCGCCGGGCCGCCAGATGTTCGTACCGTCGCGCAGCCAGCCCTGCACCGTGACGAAGGCGCGGATTTGCGTGCCTTCGCGGAACCGCGCTTCGTAGTACGCCCGCGCGATCACGTCCTTCTGCGTGCCCGGCTGCTCCATCACGGTCTGGATGTACTTGAACAGCTTCTTGCTCAGTGAACCCGGCACCTCCGCCTGCATCTCCGCGGCCTGCCGCGCCGACATCTGGTTTCCGTTCACCGCCTGCCCCGTGGTGGCGTAGATCGTCGATACAAATTCCTGAGAGATGATGCACTGCATCTTCAGGATGTTCTCGCCCTCGATCAGTTGCTGCGGCACCAGCGTCCCGGCGCCCGCGCCAATCAGCAGCACGTTGCCGTACTGATCGGAGCCGATGAAGGTGTCGCGCAGGCGCGCGAAGCGGTCGATCACATCGAACTTCAGTTCGCCCGGCTGGACCTGCGCATGTTCGAATGGCGTTTCATCGACGGTACCGACTTCCAGAACGCCGACGCCGTGCGGCGCCATCAGCTTTTGCGCGATCTGCAACAGCGACATGTTGTCGTAGCTGCCGTCCTTGCTTTCGTTGACGCCGACGCTCGATGTCAGGCCGGTCCACTGCCTGCCAACGCCGGAAAGCTCGACGACATGGCTCTTTGCGTCGTAGGAGGTCTGGCGTGTCAGGATCACGCCGCTGATCGCGAGCACGCCGCCGAGAAAAATATCGCACTGATCGCCCGGCTTGAATTGCAGCGAGGTCCAGTAGGCCGGGATCGGCGTGTACTCGGCGGCGGTGAAGCGAAACAGCGGCCAGCCCTCTTTCCAGACGAGCTTGACCCATACCGTCTCCCAGTCCTCGAACTTTATATCCTCGACGCGGAGTTGCGCGACTTCGGCCGGATTTGGCATGCGTCAGAACGCCAGCGCCTGTCCCGCGCGCGGCGCGAACGCCGGATGCACGACCTTGTTCTCGGCGCGCAGTTCGTCGGCGCGGCTCGCGTCGGCGTAGAGCCGATACGACTGCACCAAGGTCGGCTTGATCGCCGCGAACTGGAAGTCGAGCAATTGCGGCAATGGTTGCGCCGTCTGGTACAGATGAAACAGCACCGCGGCGTGCAATGCGACCAGCGTCTGATAGGTCATCTGCGCCATCGCGTCGGCTGCGACCTCCTCAGCATCGCGGAACGCCGCATCCACGACACCGCGGACGTTGTCGACATCGTCGCGGCTCGTGAACGTCGTTGCCATCAGAACCAGCGAGACCTGCTGCAAGCTGAAGGAAACGCAGGACATCGCCATCAATGTCGCGATCAGCGACACCGGAGTCTCGGCCGCCATCGTCGCGTAAATCTGGTTGAATTCGCTTAAGGTCGCGCCGGCCGCGCGCGCCTGATCGAAGCAATAGGCGAGCTTGTAGGCGACTTGATTGTAGGCGGCGTACTTCTCGGCGTTGACCGCCAGATCACCGCAGGCGCGACGCAGGTCGGACCCCGCGCGGCCTTGCTGGCCGCTCGATGTTGCGAGCAGCATGCTGGTCGCAGTGCGGATGATCGCTGCCGCTTCGTTGGCGTCGGCTGTTGCGATCATGCTTCGACGCGCCCGTCAGCGGTCACGGTCGCGCTGCCGTCGCTGATGGCCTTGGTCGTGTCCGTGATGTTCTGTTGCGTGGCGTTGCCGAGAGTCTGCGCCGCGTAGTACACGCCGGCCTTGCTGTCCCGCGTCCCGGTCGAGGGCGCCTGACCAAACTCGATGAAGGTCATGTCGAATTGGCAGAAGCCGCCGAGCTTGTCGTCCTCAGTGACGCGATAGCCCGAGCACGCGCAATTCAGGACGCCGAGCAGCGGCAATTGCAGATCGGCCGGGCCTTCGGTTTCGAGCGCGAAAATCAGCTTGTCGCGCTGGGGGATATAATTCCGGCGTTGCAGTTCGTTGTCTTTGCCTTCGCGCGGATAGACGATCAGATAGCCGCGCACCGTGAAGCCGCGCGCCTTGCGGCCCATGTCTTCGGCATAGGGCACGTCGCGCTTCGGAAATTCGTGTGGCACGATGCGACGCGCCGACTCGCGAACACTGGTGTCGACGTAGAACCGCACGCCACGGAACGACGCGGGTTGCAGGTATTGCCGCCACGCGAAACCGGACGCCAGTTGGGTGATGACGGTCGCACCGCGCGGACCTGTGAAAGCGTTGACGATGTCCTGATTGGCACTTGGCTGGTCGGTCAGTGACATCAGAAAGCTCCGCCTCTCAGATAGCTGTCAGCGGTGTCGGAGACGCTTGGGCCGCCCATCGTCGGCAGCATCTGCGTCTGCCGCTGCATGCTGGTGTTCCTGAGCAGATTGGTGCCGTTGTAGTCGACCTTGGTACCGGCCGGCGCGCTGACGTTCACGTCGAGCTTGCCGGTCGAGTTGATGGAGCCGCCATTTGCTCTGTCCACGGTCCCGCGGTCGAGCGCGGCGCGATCAAAAGACGACCATGCGCTTAGATCACGCTGTCGGTTGAAGGCGTGGAAGGGGCTCTCGTTGCCCGGACTCGCATGAAGAATATCGAGCATGCCCAAGTCAGCCGACATCTGGTTCGGTTCAGTCGACGAAGGCGTCGGCCCCGGCCGCCGATCCATCCCGAGCTTGCCTCCGAGAATGCCGCGCCAGACGCCGGCTCTTGCCTCGTGGCGACGATCCTCGATGTTGGACGAGCGCCGGAAATCGGAGAAGGCGCGTCCGCCGGACAATCTGTCATCGTCGGGACTGAAGCTGGCCGATTCAAAATCAATGATGCCTTGTGGCTTGTTCGGCCCGGCATTGACGGCGTCTTGGATGCTGGGGCGGCCTGCCGGATGGCCGCCGCCACTGTCGTCGCCTGCGCGGCGGTAGCTGAAATTCCCGTCAGTCGGAAACGTGCCGGGCTTGTAGCCCATTTGCGCGGCGGCAGCGGCGGTGATGTCGATGCCACGACCTGTCCGCGCCGCCGGACCGACATCGGTTTGCGGTAGCATGAACTTGCGGCCGTCCGGCGTCGTCACTTCGAACATCTGCCCCTTCGTTTTGGCGTTCGGCAGCGCGATTCCCGGCACCGAACTTTTTGGGCTGTCCACCGGCTCAGATGCGTCACGCCAACCGCCGCCAGCGTTGCCGAACCACGAGCCACGCACGTTCGTGGATTCGCCAGCACCCGCACCTGTGCCCGGACCGGCGGTCTGCCCGTTAGGCGGCAGCGCGATGCCTTGTTTGATCAAGGCCTGACGCGCGGCCTCCGGCGAGCGAACGCCGAAATGCCCCGCATCGGGCCTTGAGAAGTTCGCTCCGCTGACGAGGCCCCACTTCTCGGCGAGTTGATTTTCGGTCGCAATCGGCAGCGACGCGCCGCCACCACGGATGTTGCGACCGGTCTGATTGATGTCCATCGCCTCGCCGATGGGATGACCGCTTGGATTGCCGCGCGTGCCGAGCGTACCGCTATTCGGCCCGATGACGCCGCCGGCCTTCTCGTAGTCATTGATAAAGCCCTGCCAGTTTTGGGCGTAGCGCGCGTCGACCTGAAAAGTTTTGCCGGTCGATGTCTTCACTGCCGCCATGCCGCCGTGCTGAATCGGCGTGCCGGCAGGCGCGACGATGCCGCCTGCGCCGCCTCCGCTGTGCGGCGCCGACTCGCCCGCGCCCGCACCTGTGCCCGGACCGACGTGGCTGCCGTTCGGCACATTCCCAGCCGGTCCCGGCGCTGTCGACGAAGTCTCGGCGGCTGTAGACGATGGCGCAAGCGCACCCTTGACGCCGCCGACGACTGCGCCGGCGACTCCACCGGTTACGGCGCCGCGGGCAGCACCGGTTACGGCGCCATACGCAGCCCCAGCGAAGCTTTTGAGCCAGTCCGGTGTGTGGATCGCAATCGACTGAATGAGCTTGTCGATCTGCTCGAAGCCCCACGCGATCAAGTCAACCACCGCCTTGATGCCCTCCAGCGTCGGGAGGACGACGGCCTTCAGCGTCGGAAGGTAAAGCTGCTCAGAAATCTCCCTGATCTTGGCGAGGATGTCGCCCCAGATTTCGTTCACCTTCGCGCTGGTCTCGTCGACCTGCTTCCAGAATCGTTTCTGCTCCTCTGTCATCGGCGGCGGCAAGCGTCGATCATAAATTCCGGCATCGAAGCCCAGTTGGCCCGCAAGCTGGTTCGCCGCGCCACGCGCTTCCATGTGACCCCAACCTTGGGCTTCCCGCTCACGCATGATCTGCGTGCCCTTCTCGACAGCCATGCGCTGCTTTACGCGCTCATCGGTTTGGCGCGTGTACTCATTGAGCCAATTCGGATCGAGGCCCTGCCCGAGCAATTGCTGTCGTAGCGGCGACCCCCTCTGCACGAGATTAAGCTGCGCTTGCTGGATCGCCGCCATCGAGCGGACAACCTGTTCGGCCGACACGCCGAACCGCGCACCCTCATCAGTCAGGTTCTTCAACTCGCCGAGCGTCATGCCGAGCGCCTTTGCGCTCTGACTCATCTGGTACATCTCGCGCGAGAAATTGAACGCCGAGACGGCGACCGCCGCGACTGCGGCACCAACTGCGACCACGCCAAGCGTCACCGCACCGAGCGCGGCAACGGTGCCCGCCATCTCCGGCGCGAGGGCGCCAACTGACACCTTCAACGCCGAAAAGCCTTGACTCGCCTCGCGCAAGCCGAGCGCAAGCTGAGGCAATGCGCCGACGCCGCCGCGCATAGTGAGTACCGTCTGCGCGAGGCCGCGGCCAAACTCCTCTGCCGAGTGCGTCAACTGCTTGAACTGATCCTGCGTGTTGCGCAGATGCGGCGCGGCTTCCTGATGCGCTTTGCCGAACGCCTGCACTTGCGCAGTCGCGCGCGCCATGGTCTCGCCGACCTGCCCGGCGGTCTGCTGAATTCCGGTCAGTTGCGCACGAATGTTCGCAAGCCCCGCCGACGCATTGTCGACGAGACTGACGGTCAGTCGTAGCTCCTCAAACTCAGCCATCTTCGGGGATCGCGCTTTCCCGGTTTATGATGTTGGCAAGGTCGATGGTCCGCTCCAGATGCGTTCGGACTTCGGTCAGGCCCATCTCAAGAAAAACGATGGGCGAGACGTGATAGAACTTTGCCAGCCGGTAGCAGTCGAGGTTGTCGTAACCCGCTACCAAGCCGCCGTGTCCGGAATAAAAAAATTGCGCAGCCTGTACGCGCACGAATTCCAGTCGCGCGGGTCCATCGTCTCGATGAACGGTTGCAGGATGCCGGACAACGCCGCCATCATCGCCGTCATCTTGCGGTCGAGGATCACGACCTCGCCG